TTGGCGTGCCGCCGGTCAGCGCCACGTCGACGCTGGAGACATTGCGCACGCCGGTCGGGTTGCTGCTTGAAACGCCCAGCTGATAATAGCGGTCCTTCAGCACGGTGATGGCCTCGTCGACCACCGGCGTCGCCGCCTGGTTGACTGTCGATTTGTCGCCGACCACGAACAGCGCGAGGTTGTCGGCCACGACGTTATCCGCCTGCAGCGCCGCCTTGCGGGTGATCTTGGTGGTCGACTCTTCGTCCTTCTCGCTGATGCCGGACTCCGCGGAGTAATGCTCCAGCGATTCGCTGGTGATGTTGACGGTGAGGCCCGGCGTGCTACCGAAAGCGCGCTCGCCGGTCAGTGCGTCGTTGGCATCGTATAGATCGATGTAGACGCTGCCCTTCGGTATGACTAAACCCATGTTTGCAATCCTCTCAAATGTCGGTTAACGGGTGTTTACAGGATGCCGAGCTTGCCCAGCTTTTCGGCCTGGTCGGCGCGAAGCAGAACCTTGTCGCCGGCGAATTTCTCCTTGCCGCCCTGGATCAGCAGCGCCTGGCCTTCGGGATGATCGGCCGGGGCCTTCATGGTGTATTCCGTGCGCGGTGCGGCCTTCGGCGCCGGCGCTTCTTTGGTGGTGTCTTTGCCTGTCATCGGTTGTGATCCTCTCGTCAAGTGGGATCGCCCACAAGGGCGACGCTGGTGGTGAATACCTGGGGGAAATAGGCGAGCCCTGGCTTGTTGGGAGCCCGCGGACTGGTGGCTTTGCGCAGCGGGCCGTGATCGGCGCTCGGCGGCCAGCCGAGCAGCGCCTCGTTGACCGCGAACAGGATCGGCCCGACTTCACGCCGCGCGGCGCTGTTGCCCAGGGTATCGCGGACATTCTGGACCGCCGGCATGACCACATAGCTCTGCTGCACGATCTGCCCGGCGCCATCCCCGGCGTTCGCGCCGATGATGTCGCCGTAATAGGATACGAACACCGCCGGGAAACCCTGCTGGTACTCGAAGGCATCTTCGATGTTGGCGATATCGATGACGGTCTTCAGGTTCAGGCCGGCGACCTTCGCCTGGATACGGGCAACGATCAGCGGTTCGGCGGCGAGGTAGTCAGTCATTTCCACAACCTCGAAGCAACCAGGGCGTTGCGACGTGCGTAGGCCACACATAACGTCCTCACTGGATGCGGGCGACCAGTGATCGTTGCTATTGAGACTACGGTTTCCACCACACCCCTAACCAGCAACCAAGACCAAGCGCCAAATCTGTTGCCGCTCCTGTCGACTGGTATACATGCAATGACCATTTCTCCCCAGCCGCAATGATAGGCATCCACAATCCCGTGGTTGCAATCATACTAATGTAGCCTGCTGCTAAAATCGGAAAAACCATCGAATTGTGGTAGTACAAATCCTCGTTCGTTGAAGACGGTCCAAATCCGTCATCGTCACGAAAAAGGTGGACGCGGGCGATTCCTTCGCCGTTGGATTGAGGCTTCCATTGCGAATGCCCGCACACATAAACCCAGTTCGCGTATTCAGGGACGATAATCCTGTTGTTAGCCAGATCGCCAGCTGCGCCGTCGGTATCATAATAAACTTCAGTACTAGCACCGCTGGCAAAATCGACTTGCGTAATTGTGCTATCTGGGATCGACTGTGTTTCGTTTGTCGTTCCACGAAGAACGCAACCATTGACGTTCTCATGTCCGACAATTCGGTGAACTTTATGTGCGGCCAGATCCATGTGGCTAGTCCTGGTAGCTTAGAGCCGTAAGGTCGGTGGCGATGTTGTTGAACCCTGCATCACCGTCGGCCAGAAAAATACTTCCATTGGCATCGACGTAATATGCACGCCATCTGGCTTCCGCCTCCAGTTCTGCGCGTGTCTTGGATGGATCTGGAGCCCTGGTTGCGATATACGTTTTCCCTCCGGATACAGTTATTTTTTGTGGCACTACACCACTCGATATTTGCAAATTACCAGCAGAGTCGTACTCGGACATCAGTAATCCTCCAGCGTGTCACGCGTAAACACACGCCCGGGCGTCGAGTACTCCGGCGCGCCGGCGGCGGGCTGGGGTTCGGCTGAGAGCAGCACCTTGCCCTCGGAGACCCGCTCCAGGAACCGTATGGCGTCGGCGTAACGTGTGCGCACTTCCTCGGTCGCGCGGTTGTCGTAGAGCCGGTAGCGCGCGATATCCGCCGCCAGGCGGATCAGCACGTCCGGCGGTGAGGCAAGCGGCAGCGAGTAACGCCCGGCGAGATATCCGTCGATCTCGGCATCCGCGTCCGCGAGCGATGCATCGAGCACATCGGTGTCCACCACCCCGGCCGGCGGGATCGCGCGGTCGGTGAGCTGGATCAGTTCCTGCTCGCCGAAGCGGTCGGTGAAATTCGCCTGGGTGCAGTAGGTCATGGGCGGGGTTCATCGCGCATCAGGCGCGCTTGCCGCGCTTGCGCTGGCCATCCTGGCGGTCTTGCGGAGCATCAGACCCGCCCTGGTTGGCGGGTCCGTCCGCCTGGTTTTCTTCCTCGTTCTGCGCCGGTCGATCCTGCGCGTCGGCGCGCACGACACCGGCGTCGAGCAGCGGCTGCGCCTGGTTCGCCGTGAGAGTAATCGGGTCGCCTTCGGCGTAAAATTTTCCGTTACGCTTCAGCGGTGTCTGTACTTTGTAGGGTGGCATGCGTTTCTCCGAATTAGTGGCGAGCTTCCCTGCCCCCGTTCTGATCCCTTGCGAATTACTGCGCATCCCCTGGGCGGCGGGCGGGGCTACTGCCATAAAATGCCCGTTATCCCCGCTGTACGGGCGGCAACCTCACGCCGCCCAGGATCAAAGCGCATTTCTCTCAGGTGGTATTCGTTACGCCACCGCGGCCGAAATCAGGTAGCCCGCCTCGGCGCCGGCGATCACCGGGTCGACCTCGTCAGTGACCGGGTAGATCCAGCTCTTGGCATTGCGATCCTGGTAGGGCACCTCGACCAGCGGGTAGCCACGCAGACGGTAGGTATAGCCGTAGCTCGGACGCCCCATCTGGGCAATGCCGCCGATCTCGGTGTAGGCCACCACCACAAACTTGCCCCAGATGTCGGACATCACATCCGCGTCGGTGGCGCTCACCGCATCACCGGAGAGCACCCGCTGCACGCCGAACAGGCTTGCCAGCAGTTCCGGGGTGGCGACATCGCGGCCGGTGTACTTGATGCGGTCAACGATCTGCGGGTTCTGCTTCAGCTTCGCCATGACCGAGGCGCCCATGACGACGGTGTTCGGGTAACGCCCGATCTGGGTACGCACTGCTTCCTTGGCGGTCTCGATATCGGTGATGGGATCGGAAGCGTCATCGCTCCACTGGTCCGTGCCCGCCAGGGTCACCTTGTTGGTGGCGGCATAACTGCCGGCAGTGGTGGCGAGCGCCGCCTGGGCGCGTTCCAGGCGCGCGGCGATGATGTCCTGCACCATCTGCACGGCGCCCATGCCCAGGTTGATGCCCGGCACGGCGGAGGCCTCCTCCATCAGCTCGAAAGGCACGGTGCCTTCCAGGGCGTGCTGCTCCAGCGCGAAGTCCTGGTTGCTGTAGTCGAACTGCACGCGCCGGGTATTGGCGCCGGGGGTGCGGCCGGTGTTGTATTGCCGGAAGGCTTCCTTGCTGAACTGGATGATCTTGCCGCCGCGCTGGCCAACCGGTACGGAGGGAAACAGCGCCTGGCCGACCATATTGCCGTTGGTATAACCGCGTGCGGCCTCGGTCAGCACCGGATCGATCACGCGCGCCTGGGCGGGCGTCATATTGCCGATCATGGCGAAGCCGAGCAGGCCACCGGAGGGGTCGTGCTGGATATGCGCGAGCAGAGCGGCGGCAAACACCGGATCGATGGCGGCGCCGAGAAGGATGACGCCCAGGACGATCATCAGTATGGTGCGGATGCGATTGGCTTTCATAGCGTATGGGGCTCCGATTGGTCAGTTAAGTTGATTGGGATCAGGCGGCGTTCGGGATCAGCAGGACTTCGATGAAGTCGCCATCTGCGCCGGCGGCCTCCAGCGCGACGGCTACCTTGGCGCCACTGGTAGCCCAGGTGATCGCCTTGCCGCCGGTGGTAACTTTGAGCGTATCGCCCTTCGTGACGGCGGCGCCGGCCTCGACGACCGTGGTGCCGAGCACATCGACCGAGACGTTTTCGGTATCGGCCGCGTCGGTTTGCGCGACGCCCAGAGTGTTTTCTCCTGCGCCGGCCTGATCAAGAACAGGGGTCACGAAGCGGTTGGCGACGATGGCGCCGCTCGCGGCGATGGTCAGGGTAAGTAGCGGGGTGCTTTGACGGGGCATCGAATGGCTCTCCTGTGAATGTCCTGGTTAATGTCCTTAACTCACCGCGCGCACGGCGGCGAGGTAATCGGAATCGGGGTGGTTGGCCTGCCAGGCGCGCGCCTTGCGGTCGAGTTCGGCGGCCTTTGGGTCGACGACATAGCCTTGCGGCGCCGCGAAGGCGACCACGTTGCTGTCCTCGGTGGCCGGCGCGCTGTGCTCGCTGAAATCGACGCGCGGGGCCTGCTTGCCGGCGAATTCCAGGAACCAGGCGACCTGGTCCTGTGTCTGTTTGTCATCGCCTTCCCCGAATTCCAGCGACTGGCTGGCGTCGAGGGTTTGAGCGAAGGCGATGGCGCCGACCCGTTCGGCGGGCAGGATGATGCCCTTGCCGACCAGCTCGTCGATGGACGCGGCGATCGTTGCGTTGCGAGCCGTGCGCTCCTGCTCGGCGAAGGCGGTCTGGCGGGATTTCAGATCGGCATCCTCGGCGGCAATGCGCTCGCGCTCGGCTTTCAGTTGCGCCTCTTGGGAGGCAAGTTCCTTCGGGTCCATATCGGTCTCCAGAGTGGGTTCGGCGTAGGCTGGTGAAGGGGCAATATCTGCCGGGGTGGCCGGCTTGCGGGCGGCGTCTTCCAGGTCGCCGATGGCGTAATCGGGAAGCACGCTGTCGGCGGTCTGCAGATCGAACTGGCTGATCATCCAGTCGCGCAGGCGGCGGAACATCGAGGCCACCGGC